ACCAAGGGGAAAATCTATAAGTTTTTTCTTAAATATCTGAGACTGCATTTTCTCTTCCTAGTCAATTAGATTTCATCGCCAGCGAGATCGAACTCGGGCTGGTCCTGAGATTCATCTGGGTATGGCTCATACCTGAAATCATTATTATCATCTTCAAGAGTAGATATCAAATTAATGCAGCCGATATTTTTCCAGATAAGTTTTTGCTCTGATCTGGGTAGAAGAACTTTTAGGTTTTGCCCTAGTTCAATATCCAATTGGTCAAGTCCAAGGTTTTGTGAAAAATACTTCCTGGCATGAGTGATACTGAGGAATGATTTTGGAGTCAAAACTAGACTTACACTGAATTCACCCAACTTCAAAGAAGCTATCACAACTTTCCTCATATGGAAATCAATTATAGGCCAGTTTCTAATCACGATATCCAGTACGGCCCTGGCTGTCAATTGGGCTGATGTTCTAATTTTTCCGAAAGCCGAAATATTATATGCTAGAAATAGGAGCCTGGTTCTGTCTTCATTGTAAGATTCAATTGTAGTCAGTGTCTCCTTCAAGTATATAGTAACCAAGTTGGCTATTCTTTCAATGACTTCTTGGATAGTGTTGGCTTGTGGTGTTTGGAGTAGCTGGTTTGTCTGTGATCTGCTGCCTAGCCTTGATAGCAGTACATGATCGTCTTGATTCTCAAGTGCATGTGCCATTTTAAGCTGCATATCGATCACATCAATTACATTATTGCATGATTCAGCCATCTCCTCCCGCAGATCCTTGAGAACACATGGATTTATCAATGAGAACCCATCCATCTTATCCTGTTGTGCAAGGGCTCTTGCCACATTGAATGTCCCAACGGTTTTCTCTGGTCCAGCAAGGCAAATCAGAAATACTTCACTACTTTGAGGGTCAGAGTATGCTGATCTTGCTAAGGTAATATTTTTGAACCTGTATGACAGGATGGATACTATTGTAGACAGCTTTTGGAATGGTTCTAGGTCTGATTTTAGGATAAGTAATCCATTATCCATTATTAACATGAAAGATAATAGTAAAACATGTATCAATGCACAGGATAGATCACAGTTGTTCGATATGAACCCTTCCTCTAAATCACATACTAGTAGTGACACTGTCCCTGTGGAGACTTGACTCAATATAAACTCAACACACTCTCTCTTGCTTAAGTCAGTCTGTTTACTATTTCCGCTCCAGAGTGGTAGGAACTCTTGAACAAAGCCCAATTCACAAGGAATATTATTAATTAGATGTTGATAGATGATACTCTCAGTGAATTGTGTGGGAAGAGGTTGGAAGTTTCTCTGAGGGGGGCATTGGCCGCTTGAGAAGAAGCTGTTGTAATATATCTTCTCTCCTGGATAGTAAGCTTCAATTATGGTCATTAGTGCCCCACTACCCTCTGCCAGATAAAGATGATTGCCCAGGGGAACTCTTTTATTTGCCAAATAATTGATTATTGAAATTCCTTTGTACCAAGAGGTGGAGGAGAGTCCAATGGGCCTCAATATATGATGCGTAGGCGGGGCTGCAAATTTTGCGGTCTGATCCACTGAGTCCTGGCTCAGGAATGGATAGTGGTATCTCTCGTTATCATCTGACTCCTTATAAATATCCTTGGAGACATCGAACACAGTTAGACTCTGAAATTCACCGCCCAAATTTGATGCCAGATTCATTAAGGTCATGTTTGGGTCTGACTCTAAAAAACCAAAACTGCTATAAAATTGATCTATTAAGGTCTGCCCCAGTGGTGATTCCCTTATCGAATTCAAAATCTTTCTAGTTAAATAGTACAGGTTGTGAGGGAATGCAGACATTTTTGGCTCACAGATTACTGTCTTCCACATAGCAAGCTTCTCTGGTTCAGCAGTTAAAAGCTTCACCTGGACTAGTAGGTATTCAGTGAGTACCTTGCACTTCTGATCAGGAGCTAAACCCCTCACGTAAGGCAAATTTGGATTATCTGCAATAGCAATTGCTATTAGAGTTAACTTCCTTGCAACTAGGTTCAGTGTTCTATCAGACAATTCTGTACTATCTTCAGATGGTATTATAAGTTCAATATCAACTCCAGTCCTGATGTCTGCTAGAGCCTGGTGCGCTCCCCACATTATTGCTTCTGTTGCAAGCTTATGATAGTTCAGTGTTGCAAGATAGGGGGAGTTCTTTGGGACTAGAATTCCCAAGTTTATGAGTCGTCTTAAGATTTTGGGATGATTGATAGTTGATGATATACCAGTCAGTGCCAACCCTGGGATCCTAGTTAAAACTATGTTTAGGTAGTCAATTATGGAATGAAGCCCTATAATCCTCATGTAGTACATCTGGTATGCCAAGTCCAGCATTATATTCCAGGCAGTATAATAGAATACTTTATCTAAATATGTATTCAGGCACTCGCTGATCCAGTTTGCTGAATAATCAGCATCTACCACAGCATCATTAATGAGTGATGTTGACTCATCTAGTCCAGTCAGCGTATGAGCAAATTGCAATGAAATTAGGTGTGCAAGCAGTGGGATTCTTTCTTCTATCGTTAAACAATCAATTCCACATAAACGTGACTGAATCATGACATTATCAATTACCTCAATTTGATCTTTGTCTAAAGGATCTGAATCAAAGATGAACTTATTGTGGTGTGGAACATTCAAGGTCGGAGGTACATTAGGACTCTCATTTAGAACACACATGTCAACTGGCCTGATGCAACAAGAACCCCCTGTATGCAGGTGGACAGAGATGTCTTCATCATTAATTTGGTTCGGAAATGATAGCCAGGTCTCAATGACCCCTAGACCTAAAATCATCACTTGCTGATAGATTAGATTGGAGTCTAACAACCTGTCTAGTTGTTCTAAATTTTGGTTGTCATTGGAGATGTGCACAAAACAAGAATATGCGTACGAACTAGCAGGAGTAAACTTCATTTGAGTCAAGCCATCATCCAATCGGTGTGTGAGGTTTGCACTGGTAGGCATTGGTGTGAGAGTCTTTAGTTGGTCCATTTCAATATAAACTCTAGTATTTGCAAGATCCAGTGCATCTTCCCAATTGTTCTCAGTATCTCCGAAAGCCCAGATGTACACGCCTGCAAGCCTTAGAGCCGATTTAAGTGATGGTGAAGCCCCTTTGACATATCCAATTGATGCCACTCTCCGCTCATCTGTCCTTGAACCCACATATGGGACTCTCATTGGAGGGTTGTCTTCAGGGGGGGTGTCCAGTTCTATCCCTGAAGGGATAAAAAACCAGGTGAATTTCCTGTCCCCAGATAAACAATGGTGACAGATATTGCAACCATCAATCAGTGACCCATTAATGAGTTCAATTGGATCGGGTGTTTCTAGACCTTCCAACGGTCTCCCTGTGAGCAAGCTCGACCAAGAGATTCTCCTTAATATCTTTGAGATATCTATACTGCATAAATCTGAGATGTGAGCTATCTCTATCATCTTTTGTCTACCCCCAACTGGCTTTTGTATCATTTCCAAATTGTAACCCAAGTACAATTTATTATAATTTATAATTTTCTCTAATTTTCTGAAGCTCGGTGGTTGTTTTGTAATGGCGTGTTTGATCATTGTTCTTGTGGTGTCTAGGTAACCCTGTACTTGCTTTCTCCGACCACATGATGTCTGTTCGACAATAATGTGTGCTACTCTCGGCATTACCATGGGCCTGTCTAGCAAGAACTTTGCAAGATCTAATTCTTCGCTGTAAGAACTTTCTACAAATACACCTGCCAACATGGGATTCGTGCTGTGTTCCATCAGAACCCTTTGGGTGTGTTTTTTCAGGAAGGAGGTTGGAGGGTAAATGTAGTCAATATTTAAAGCATAAGGGTCAGCTGCAAGGGTAGTCCAGTTACCATCTCCAGGTTTCCTTTTGAAGAGATTATTGAGATACCACTCTGGTAGAACTCCATGTTGAATCAGCCTCTTGAGGTCAGCTGTTGCAGATGTCAGGGGATCACCTATATTCCTACAGAAAAGTCTACTTAAAGAATAGTAATTAAGACCACCCAGTTGAGAGGGAATAGCACAAAGTCTCCCGATCAGATGTGGGTTGTTAAGGTATGTAGATGTCACTTCATCTTCGAATTGAGCTAGCAGAGGGAACAGTAGATCATAAACAAGCTGTTTAGCAGAAAGGAAAAAGCTGAGCCAGTAACAGATGTCCTTTTCTACACCGTTTTCAGTCAATCTCATCAGTGTTGTTGTTAGGTTTGAGCATGAAGATTGGGTACACTCACCTAAGACATCAGATATTAAGTTGGCTTTGCTCATGTTCTTAAGAGCCTGATTAAGTATCCTGCCATTTGAGAAAATTCTCTTACTATACACAAAAAAAGAGGAACTGAGTATAGTCTCTTGACTCTTGAGGTGGTGCCCTAAATTATGATTGTTCACTCTCAACCTTTCAATGAATGCCTTGCTGTTCTCGAAAGCAATCCTTTTCTTCTCTTTTGTACTTACACATCTTGGAACTCTGGTGGTAATACCGACTGCCTGGTTGTCTCCTTGTACCATGCTCATTACTCTTGTATTGGATTCAGCTGCAGAAAGGATAATGACAGATATGGAAATCATTGTCCAGAGTTTCTGACACAGACCCTCTATACCACCTCTGGGGGAGACTATGAAAATACCTTCATTCTTAACTAAGTCAAGATCAGTTGTATCAAGGTAGCGTGGCATATTAAAAGGGTCTCCGACATACAGTGTTGACCTCATTAGTCGGGGATGAATCCACTCAAATAAGTGAGGATAACCATATAGTCTATTCATTGATGTTGCAAACATAATTATAGTCTGGTACCTCCAATTGAGACAGTACTTCTCAAGATCTGTAGTCAGATAAAAAGCTGCAATCTCAAACTGCTCGTCTTGCTGTGACTTTTGTCCAGTTTTAGTGCTCGGGGCAGATGAGAACTTTTGGTGATGGTTTTTTGTGACTTTGTGAAGGATTGTCACATTCTCTCTAATGTTTCGTCTTGACTGTCTGGAGATCAATCCAATCTGGGACATTGTTAACAAGGATTTGGTAAGATTTAAATTATCTTGAACAACTCCGTTCTCTTTGAACAGCTTGCCTGCATGATTGGCCAGGAGTGACTCTGCCATTACTTGGCAGGATCTCATGTTCTTTGTTAGTTTTGCAAAGATTCTTCCTGTCTCCTTTATTTCCTTCTCTTTGAGTGAGTAGGAGGCACAAAATTCCTCATCTTCAAGGTACGCTCCAGTTGTCACATACTCTAACTCCTTGGATGGATCAAAGTTGCTGTCTGCCAAAAAGTTTAGCAATAACCGCCTATTAAATGGCCTTGGCATTGGCGCATGTAACCGCTCACAAGTTGGTTTTATGAGACTTTTCCTGAACACACTCATCCAGTCACTTTTTGGTGCACTAATAGCCTTATCCTTCATGAATATACTCAAGTCATCACCTGGGTCTGAATCGAAGCTTTTCTCAAATTCTATAAAAGCAATCTCTTTCCAATGATTTAGGATGTACTGATGTGGGAGCTCAGAATTGTCATGCTTCATCTCAGTCAGGCTTACTCCTGCATTTGGTGGAAGTCTACATTTAGGCCAAATCCCATTATGCTTCCTCCTGTAACCATTGATCAATATTCCATGAAAGAAAGCAAGTGTCTTCAGAGTTGTTTCTAAATCTATTATCTTTGGAGCACACATAGATTTTCGCACCTTTTCAGCAGCTTTTTCTGCACTCAAAGATGGGTGACCCCACATCCTCATGACACAGAGCAGTTCAGCAATCAAGTCCGGTGTTAAATCCTCATAACACTCAGTAATTCTTTCCACTACAATTCTAGCCTCATCTGTTGTGAATTCTTTTGTATCTGTCAGTGCTGTTAACATTTCTCCGACAACAAAGGAATAGAATTCACCTGCTACATCAGGTACAGGATCAGAAAGTTGGAGTTGACCATACACTAAACTTTCCATAGATGCAACAATGGAGTAAACTGAATTCCCTATGATGGAACTTAAGTCATCCACAATGATGAACAGCTGCTTTAGCCTTGATTTAAGCGGTGCCAAATAACAGCTTAAGGTAGTTAGGAGCATCATGTTCATTCGTCCTTCATACAGATCAGTGATCATCAGGACCATCTCAAAAGTCAGATAAATGATTGTGTTGTTCTCTGATAGCCAAATGGTTACTAACTCTGGTGTAATGATCACACTCATAATCCTATCATCAATCTCTACAGGTGTAATCTGTGTGTGGCCCTCACTATTCCTCATAATTAGCTGTCTCATTAAATGCCTTATCAAAAACCATTGATTGAAGTTGTCCTTCCACTCCACTTGGAATGCACTTGTGGCAATGTGCATGACAGAATTGGGTCTAGAATGATTCGGGTGAAAACTACAGGACTTAATATTTTGTTGGAATAGGTTTTGTTTCCCTGTAATTTTGCTTGACACATCTTCTAGAAGGGTTGTGAGGCCAGGTGACAACGGTGCTAATGCATGACTGATTATATGTTCTGCATCTTTAAATCTTTCAAGTGACGAATTGATGATTACTCTGTGCAGTATAGTCATGCATTTCGGCCATGGTACAGGATTGAAATTTAAGGACAGGTTTTTTCGTTTTCTTTGAGAAGATAGACATTTGGCCAATAGTCTCTCCTTTACTTCACTCAGTCTTTGGAATATTTTACTTTCTTCATGCCTGATTCGGCTCCAATCAATGCCTGGGAAATAGTCATGATTGTAGTAATAATCATAAGTTGGTAATTCTCCCAGTTGGATTAGGTATAGCAACTTGTTCTCAACAATGGGAGAGTCCAGATGCACCTCAGGGAGGATGATCTGGGCCGGGGCAGCCATTCTGGCCCATCTTTTTTCTTAAAGAAGAATTTAAGCATAGCGTAGCTTTTTCTTGGGGGATAGTTGAGTCGAAGAAGTTAATATTATGAGTGAGACATCAAGAAGATTAAAATTGCTTTGCATCCTACTCTAGATAATTACCATGTAACCTGAGCTCCTAGCATGTTGTATGTTCTAGTGACTCTCTTTCTTACATTGTTATTTGATAAGGTACAAAAAAGATCTGATTGTCATCTCAGAGTAAGGCATGTTATCTAGTTCTAATAATGCAACACAGTAGATCTTCTCATTATCTCTATCTGATAGACAGAATGAATCTGTGTATCCAATGAAAACATCAGAATTGCCTAGCGGGATGGTCAGTACACATGAATCAGCCCTACATAGAGATATAAGGGGACCTTGGCGTGCTATAGAATCTGAAGTCCAGGCCTGGAAAAACAACAGATCCTCATTAGACTCCTTTGGACTCAATGCTTTCCTTATAATTCCTGGTGCCTGAAACACTCCAGTTACACATACTTTAGGACATACTTTGTTGATGTTGCATCCTTCTACTCCAGGTCTAGTAGTAGAAGTGATATTCAGCCTTACTGATTCACGCACTTTCATGCTATTTTTGGACACCCTTAGACTTAGTTGGTATACTTCTGTATAAGGCCACCAAGATGAGCTTCGTTTATAAAGTAGCAATGAGTTATTCAATTTGTACAATTTTGATTCAGAGCCCATTGTCATGTTGTCAGGAGGAATTAACTGTATACTACACTCCCCAGGTATGTTATCCAATAACGTACACACATAAAGAAAGTCAAGAACTAAAACCTCACCGTAATAAGGACTTGTTAGCATATTAGCCGGCTCTTGGGTCAGGCTCTTTTCATGCTCAGTGCATGTGTCACTAGGAGGGAAGCCCCGAAAAGTGATGTTCTTCCCTAACATTTTGGAAGCCTCAGAGAATCTAACCCCTCCATGCAATGGAAAGACCAAAAAATCCTTATACATCACACCTCCCCCGGGGCCTGGATACATTGCGTATAAGCTATTGTCAGAGATTCCTACAGGGTTACCCAGATCAGTATATACTCCGTCAAGCCCTAACATACCTATTATCATGGGCTCTATCCCTATTGTCTCGTAATCCTGGGTCTCATTAACCCTTGGCTTTGAGCATAAAATGTAACAACCTAAAGTGGTCATAGTCACTGAGCAATGATACAACCGATCTGTTTGGCTTAGTTGCTGAGTGTAAAGAGTCTTGTGTTCAGGTTGTCCATTATCCCCTGTAATTAATTTCCCTACAGACAAGATTTGGACAGACGGATTAGACCCGTCACAAGTATCATTTGATACAGTATGACTATAACACCATAACCCATAATGGTTACTATACGACGGGAATCTTGAACACCCATGGAAGGTGCCTGGTGAAGGCACAAAGTCTCTTGGTACTTTAAGTTCAGATATACTATTTCTTGATGGATATGCTGTTGAATTATTTATTATAGCGTAGCGCCCGTTGAATAATTGGATATTCTGGGTTGGTTTATCACCAGGGCCCCTACACACTGCATTGCACTGTCTAACCATCATTGTCACCTGATCAACTATACTTTTCCCAAAGTTAGTCAATTTAATCGGGAGGTCAACCGTGGTTGTTGTTAATAATGTGTTCAAGGTTGTTATGATGTTATTCATCAGACTGAGTTCTTTTTGCTGCAAATTGATTATTTCGGTAACATGGTCTCTATTGCTACACTCACTCTTAACTAGAGAGAGTTCAGTTATTATCTTAACTGTTAGGCTAATTATTACTATTAGAAATATGAGTGAGCCTAGTCTAAATAATTTTTTTCCTGTCCTTTTGATTACAGGAGTGTTCCTTTTCCCAAACACATTGTCGATGGAATCACTGATGCTACTGACTGATGAGTTTCTGGCATGCATGGTGTTCTTGTTGAGGGCAGACCCTGTCCGTTCGGGATTTGTGGGCTGGTGGGCTGACTGGGTCGAGCCCAAGTTACCTGACTTTTACTGTAAGTTTTTTATTAAAACAGATTTTAACTTATAGGAGAGTAGTGGTTGAAAGACCTATTATGCATTAGGCAACCTGTGTAGTGGATAATGTTCTATCTACTGCTATTGTTATACACTATCAATAGAAAATAAACTGCTTCCTTGGCGATTAGTGTGTGAAGAACTCTTTAAATGGAGGAGTATAAACCTAATCCAGACTATAAGACCTATAACAACTATAATTAAAGAGCAGACCCCCACAAGCAAGAAGATCATTATCGCCTTGCTGAATAGTCCACTATCAATTCTTCTCAATATATTTTCACTATTCATAAGATGCAGGTGGGAATTAATTACCGAATTATTAATTTGAGTAAGCTCTGCGGATAAGTCAAGAGGATTTGTAATAGTAATCTGAGAATCGGACAGATCAGTATGTAGATCAATAGTAGCATTTGTGCTATCTCTTATATTAAAGGTCAGGTGTCCTATATTCAACTTTGAACATTTAATTTTGTCAATGATTGTCAAGGGTACATTATCGGGCTGATATATTAACCCATCAGGTTGGGTACAAGAACATGTTAAACTCTTACAATTTGCAAATATTGCCCCATTCACACTGGCAAATCTATTAGCAAAGGAGCCTATGATCCTTGTAAATATACAGGAGCTTTGAATTCCCTTCATGCAATCAGAAATTTTCTCATTGACAGGGACAGCATCACTGTATAAGCAGTAAGCTGTAGTTTCAGTTAATGTGCACTGATCTCCCTTAAACGTATATATGTTATTTCCGACCTCTAATATTCTTGAGGGCAGCTGCAGCATTACCTCAGATTGATTAGAGCTGACAGTAATTGAAATAAAATCTAAGAGGACAGCTGACTCCAACTTCGCAACCGCCGGGATGTACACTGCTATAACCATCTGAAGCGTTGTCATGTTGACTGCAACAATCTGGCCCTCTATTAGATTGGTTCTTATCAGATCCAGTGAGGTTTGGGTATCTCCGGCTGTGAGGTTTTTGAGTGAGTCTTTAGTACTTTGCATTAGAACAGACAATGCCTGGATCGATATTCTATGGAGAGCAGGATTTGTTAGTTGATTGTTAAAGATGGTTGTGATCTTTATGAGATATAAGTTTAAGATGGATGCAATTTGTGAGTCTAGTACCCCACACTGTACCTGGTTGAGAATAGGATGAATCACATTATTGATCTCATTCTGTATTGCTTGAATTGCAATACCACTACTCGCCATGGCAGCTGTCAAAGAAGAGACAGCTTGGTTCGTCTCTTGTAGGGCTGCTGACATTGAGGAAATCTTCTCTGCATTTGCTCTGGCTTCCACTAGAGCTACTGCAGCTGTTGCCTGTGCAGCAACTGCAACACCGAGTGCTGCAAGTCCTATAGCTGCCCCCGCAAATCTTTTCCCTCTTCTTTTTGGAATTAAATTGTCAGAAAGCCAATTGAGATTGTCACTAATGGGTTTTATTATATCTTTGACAGCCTTTTCATACCTGTTAATACTATTAAGAGTGCAATTCTGCTTAGGAATATTTAGTGTCGGCAGAAGTCTAATTACGAGGTATGACGGAGGTTGTTGATTATAAAATGCAAGTTGGCGTTTATGAGTGTTGATTACTCCCAGTGACTGAAGCAGCTGAATATTCACAGAACTCCCTGTCTCTGTCAACATTAGAAGTAAAATTAATGAGTTTATGTGTGCCATTGTGTGGAGTCCTCTTTTTGGAGTCGGCTTCCTTTGGGGTTGGGGGGGGGAGTGGATGTCTTCGCTTGGTGTCTCGGGTTCGGGTCCGAACGGGTTCGGACCCAATTTAGACTGCTCAATTCTGCATTTGTAATTGAGATTAGGTTTTTTCTTAAATCTGAAGATTGGTAAAGCAAGCGTTGAGAAATGAGTGTGCAGATTTGATAATGCAGATAGTGATGTGAGAGCTCTTTCTATTAACTTGCAGGCTACCGCTATAGCTTAGAGCAGAAGCATTTCTATGCAGTCTTGCAGCAATATTGATTATGGGTCATATGCCGAGGTTTGGACTCTGTCTTTGGAATGTTGGGGGATGTCTCAGGTTCTTGATGCTTTTGTTGCACCTAGTTGTGGTGTCTTTATTCGGGGCTGACTATTTTGGTTACTGGGTTCCATCTGGATTTGCCAAGGCCGTGTAGGTCCGGATTAACTTTTATTTTCGGGAAAATCACATCTGTCATTCGGACCATTTGAGACAAATCTGATGCCTGTAGGACTGCAGTTACTTGCACAATAGATACACTCAGTGCCCACAATGACTTGCAAATTGCAGGTGCACAATCCATTATGGGATGACAGACCCAACCATGCTTTCCGAAGAAAGGCCGAGCTGCATGGGGTATTTTCCCGTGGGACTTAACAAGAAACGTGGGACCCCATAGATCAACAATCCCTACTTCCAGTTTCATTGACCTGCACTTTGCAGCAAAATGATGGTCATCGTATTCTTTGAAGGGCTTATGGCCTTTGTATAGATTACATAGATGGAACCAGATGGAAGCAAGCCAAACATCATTCTCAGAATCATATATCAAATTTTTGGTTATAGGGGAACCCGGATCACAGTCAATCTTTAACATGACTTCCAAATGCACACTCCTCATGACTTTTGCACGCAAGCTTTGGACCGGCATAGGTACCCTGAATTTTTGACTAGGAGGGCACAGTGTGACAGATATAAAGACAATGTGGTAAGCGTAATCCACACCTGAGGTCAATTTCCCAGGAGCCTTAACATATTTATCAGATGGAACACATAGGATCTTGTTCCCCGCAAGCTGGTGCCTGGTCAGCATCGGGGGAAGTTTCCTGATTTCAAATACACACTCCTCACTTGTGCTGGCACTCTTCCTCACAACTATTAAAGCCTTCTCAATTTCGTCCAAGAGTCTTTCCGGATGATCCAGCGCTGGGCCTGCTCCGAATGGTATGCTGCATGCAGTGAGACAGGGGGTCTGTGATTGCTTATGCAACTCTGAGAAGAATTCCTCTCTGGTCCTAAGTGGTTTTATGAACCCGTAGGTGTTTATGAATGATATAGGGGGTTCAGTTGAGCCCCTAGGAGTTAGATCCTTGAATCTCATCTGTTTAATTAACCGCCCCTTTTCTGTGCCCTCAGGTGAATCCGCTTGGACAATCGGGAAAGCACGGAGATGATTCTTCTCACTGTGGTGATCCACATGGACAGGAATCGTTGCTTGGCGGTGCGCCATTTTGGGGTCGGTCGGGGTCGAACGGGTTCGGACCCACCTTAGTTTTTTCTTAAAGACCTTCAGGTTATGATTTTTTTGGTGGTTGGCATTTGCAATAACAGAGGTGAATGCTTTTTGTTTTGAGATGTTGTGCGGATAGTGCAAGCAGAGAAACCAGTTAGGCTAAGATTGCAAAAAGTGTTGAGATATGAAGCGATAGTCAATGACAGTTTTCACACTGCAGCACGTACTATCTCTCGTTTGAGCGCCTTAAAGTCAGCCTCAGTTTTTATCTTTTCAATCGCGTCAAGGAACTTTGATTGTGCTGTGTTATTAGGGATGCAGTCTTTGAGTAACTTTGCTAGAGTCAATTTGTAACTTGCCAATTCGGATTCGGTCGGGACTCCACGGCGTCGGGGTGTGGGATTGACCTTTTGAGGCCTTCCTAGATTACCGACTTCTAGTTTGGACTCAAAGATGAGATCATTCTCCCCAATAACAGGTCCGCTGACTACTACTGGCACATCCTTAAATGCACGCTTTGCTTGAGCAGCGTCAGCTCCCGTGCCGACTCCGGGATCCATAATTTTTATCGTGGTTATCAGCCCTTCAAGTGTAGCCATCCCTGCTTTGAGAACCATTTGTTCGTTCCTAATCTGCTGTATTATATTGTTTTGAGCCAATACTTTGTCAATTTTCCACTCCAGCTGGTTCATCTTGTTCTCCATCACCTTCAAGTACCTGATAATCTCCTTCACACTGTTTGCAGACTCGAGGGCACTGACCACATCTGCAGTGATGTCTCCTGGGGATTGGTGTGATTGGACTGCAGGTTGGATTGCACCACTCTCGCATTGTGAATGATCCTCCTCCCCATACAAGATCGAACTCTCGTCTGTGTCCTGGATTGGGGTTTCTTCTAATAGAGGCGGCGCTTCCTGAGGACAGCCCCCTCTTAAAGTTTTGTCCCTCCGGACCAGTGGGGATATTGGAATGTTGCTGGAGTGGCGGGGCCGATAGGAGTTTGTCTTTTGCGCTCAATTTTGGGGATGGAAGCTGCACTTGTGCTTTGTCTCTACCAGGAGTGGATACTATGTCCTCATACACTGGTTCAATTGTAGGAGCATCAGGTTTAGTGGGCGTCGCTCGAGTTTGGGCAGCTTTCTTAACCTTTGGCCGGGCGCCTTGCCCTGCCTTAGATTGCCCTGCTGGAATCGAGCAGGGCATTGATCCCTGCAGTCCTCCTGCGGGCGCCAGTGTTGCGGCGGTGAATTCCGCGGAGTCAACCAATTGTTTTGTGTTTCCCTTCTTGATGGTGGACTTCCCAAGACTGCTTTGGGACGTGACTGGGCCTGGTGCGAAGTGCCTGGCAGTGGCCAGTCCCCTCTCTATCCAGGCGGAAATTTCCGCATCTGATGGTGGCTGGTCCATTTTCTGTCAGTTGTGCTGTGGCTGTTAGTGCTGGCTTGTGGGTGGATTGGGGGGGCGCCTTGGAGCCAAGGCTGAGGGGGGCCCGAAAGTTGCCAACCTTCGGGCCTATAGTAGTTTTTTCTTAAAAGCCTATAACTGTAAAGTTGCAAGAAAATGCGTATAAGCTGCAAGCCCGCTCGTTGTTTGAAAGCCTTGCTATTCTGCGAAATTGCTGTTGTATTCTGATTGGTCATTGTCTGTCTGGTTTTGGTGTTGCCCAGACTGGGGTGCTGCCCCTGGCCCTTGTCTTGTCTGTGCCCTTTCGGCTTCGAGTTCGGCCAGGCGGCGTCCCCATCTTTCCTGCTCCTGTGCTAACCTGAGTGCAAATCTTCTTTCTATTTCTGCATCAAGATTCTGCTCTTCTTCCTCTTCTTCTTCTTCATCCTCTTCCTCTTCATCAATTAGATTATCAATTGCTTGCTGTCTGGGCGGTTGGGCTTGCCCTCTCCGAGCCATTGCATTGACCCCAATGTTGCCTCCTTGTTGTCCTCTTCCTGTTGTGAGTCGTGCAACAGTGGCCGCCATTGCCCGCTTGTCTGCTTCGGTGAGTCCCAACTCTTCTGCCATCTCCTTGTCCACTGAGCCTTGCTGCTGATTGGCAGTCTCAACCCCCAATTGGTAAAATGCAGCATTCAAGTAAGGTCTGCCAAATGCATAGCCTCGCATTTGAGGATCTTGGACACTTCCGATTCCCATTGCATAACTGTATAGGAGTGGGAAATTTGCTGCTGCAAAATCCATCATTTCTGACATCTCCAAAAGAGCCATATACTTGGCCCTCTCACCCAACCTTCTATACTGTAACATGAGACTTTTAATCTTGACAATCTCACCTGAGAATGCAGCAAGAGCTAACGGTGGCCATTTTTGTCCCAAAGCAAACCTAATTGTCATGAAGAAGCCTCCCATTCCTGCATTCATAATATATTTACCAATGTCTGCAACCATAGCATAGTACTTGCCTGTAATGGGTCCCTGGTTGCTTGCAATCTGGAGCTCATTGACTAAAAATTGTCTGATTGGAAGACTCTCTCTTATTGCTACCTGTATTCTTCGCCTTACCTCTCCCTGCAACAGGTAATGCTGGTTCAGCCTACCTTGTTGCTGGTATTTTGCAACTCTGCGTTCGTCTGACCCGGTAGGCTGGTCAAAGTTGGTCATGCTTTTGCACACCATGATCCAAACTTGGATAAGGGTGCTGTAAATTGCCTCTAAGAATTTCTCAGTTTCATCACAGTCTTCCATCTCGGTGTTGGCATCAATAAAAGGGGTGTTATTAGCCAATGCCTCTGGGATATCATCTGCCATTTCTTCAAGAGCAACAACCTCCCCTACTGTCAGCGGTGTTCTTGCATTGGGCCTGATGCGGTATGTTCCCGGTTCGAATCCATCGACCTCAATTCTTTCGATTTGGCAGTCAGGTGAGCGTTCAGCAGTCCTAAAATGATTCTGCATCACTGCAGTGGGCAAGCTAAGCAGTGTCATGAGTGCTCCATGTCTCTGCCCAGTTCTTGCCGAATTACTAACTACTAAGCGCAAGCAAAAGCACATCATTCTATAGCGAAGATTTGGATCAGGAGTATTGATGACAAAGACTTTGATAGTTGCCTGCAATGTCTCAGGCGGCTGGTCAGCGAATCCCCCTCTCCCCCCTCCATCCTGATCAAGAGTGAATTGTTCAAGTGCTCTGAATATGGACGCCATGGCTTCCAACAACAGAGAAAGGCTGACTTATGAAATCAGGCAAGTCAGAGGCTCCGGAAGAACAAGCTCAAAGTCGATTTCGACTCCGAGCCTTGCCACTTCCGGGCTCACAATATCAGGACCTTCCTCTATCGAGAACGACCCTTCTGAATTTTCCCTCTGGT